TCCTGATAGTGATACTACTTCTGCCCATATGTATGAACTAGTATTTGATTTAGCAGGGGTTGTTGCTAGAATAAGTTTATTGCCGTTTGCAAGGTCAAAAACTTGTTTATTAACGGCGGCATCGACTGGCGCTTCAAATTTTATCAAAGCACCAACATTAATATATTTTAAGGCAGTATTAGTGTATGTTGAAACTTGGAATGGTTTCTTATCAATTTTTGATCCGAAATATCCTGAAGAAAAATTGCTGTCTGACGTAACAGAGTACCATGCAACATCTAATAATGATGTATTGATATTTGTGAATTTGCTGTAATAAAAATTTCGTAAATTAGGATCTTCAAGTATGTTAAAGATTGTATTATAAATTACACCCTGTATATCAGTACGGCTAGCATAGGTAAAGTTTGTACTTGTAGTATACGATTCTTGATATACTACACCGTCGTCGGCAAATAAATTTGTTTTACTGTATTTTCCAGTTGGGTCAATTAAGTCAAGATATCTACTAATGCCACTGGCACTTCTGTTAACTGATTTAATTTTAACTATTTCTTGATTTACTGTTAACGGACTAATATTGTAATCTTCAGCAGTAATCATTCTATTTTGTGTATAGTATGCGGCAGGTGCATTGGATTTAACATTATCACTTGATTCAGTGGCAGAACTTGAATCTACGCTAGATTGTAGTCCAAGAGTAATTGTTAATTGTTCTAGTTGTCCAAGATTAGAATAATAAGACAATGTCATAGTAACACCTTTAACATCTGCAGGGTTAATTGTGTATGACAAGCCATTACTAATTCTATAATAAGTTCTAAATGTTCCTAACGGGAGTGTTCCAAATATGCCGTCACTAAACATTAGACTAATTCTGTCGCCAGCTTTGGTAATTACTTTATAAATGTTTCTTACTGATTTGTTAAGACTGTTGTATATAATATTGTTACCAACTAGATTTGGAACTTGTGTCCAATACTCTGACTCAAGGCCGCGCTGGTCGATACGATATAACCATACATCTGTATCATTAATGTTCGGGGAATCAATATCAACTGTTTCACTTGTACTTGGCTGACTAATTGCAAATGATCCTTGATTTAGTGTACCTTGTACAAAATTAAAAAAGAATCCAGTATTGTTACTGGCAGGACCTTGGCCGTCGTTTTTGTAAATGCAGGCCATACGATTTCCAATCTTTGGAGCTTCTTCGTAGATGTAATCCTGTCCTGCAAACGCAGTACTAGTAATTTCAAAATCCATTTTAGAACCATTTACAGTTTTAGTAAATCCGTAAATTGGCACATTTGTGTTAGCCGCATTAAAACGATATTGTTCTGTTGGAACTTCGTATATTGTAGCTTTATCCGATGGATTGCCAAATTGTTGCGTAGGATTAAAAGCCGCGTTAATAACAGTTAAAAATTGATCATACCAGTTGCTATTAGAACTATCATTCCATGTGATTACTTGACCAGTTAAATTTCGACCATTACTGTCTAAAATATTTTGTGTTGTTTGTATTGCTGTAAATTTTAATAAACCGCGGCCAGCTTGATTGCGTTTTGCATTGTAAGATAGCATACGTGCTAGACGCAATACGCTATCACGGCGCTCTGCTAATTCTAAGAAGTTTTCACGAGCATTTAAATCAACACGGAAAGCTATGCTTTGGCCCAAGTAGGCAATAAGGTCAATCAGGGCAAGGTATTCGCTAGATTCAATGTAATCGTTGTAATCTTCAGGAAAATTCTGGCGCAGATAGTCAATCATGCTTCTACGAATATTTTCAAAATCGTAGCTTTGGAAATCTGCATTGCGGAAAGACTGGTATACTTTGGTCCAGTCCTTGGCTACTAGCAGTCTATTTTGTCTATCTGTTGCGCTCATATTTTATCCTATTATCAATATTTATTGAATTTTATTATGTACGTATATTAAGTAGACATTAGTCCGTTAGTCTGATCAAAACGTAATTGCATACTTTGTTGTATGTTGTAGGGCAGATATTGCAGTGTACATTCTATTTGTATACCGCTTTCATACGTAGTAACAATCACATGTTTGGCTATTAGTCTAGGATCATAATTCAATATGTCGTTAACATTGCTGGTAATTGCTTCTTTTAATTCTTCCGTCATTGGTTCAAACAACAGATCCCAAATAATGGTTCCAAACGTAGGATTCATTAAACGTTCGCCTTTTCTTATGTGAAAATGGTTTAGTAAATCTTGTTTGATAAGTTCTAAATCGTATAGTGCAAATCCTTCGCTGGCTGTATTGACTGTACTAAACCCTTGATAGGCTTTTGGTATCGGGTCTGCTTTTACAGGTACTGCCGGAATTACAATTTTATCGTATAATGATGCGGCCATAATTAACCTTTTCCTTGTTTAAATGTATCTACACTGATGGTCGGCAATTTCCACTTGCCTGGAACTGCTATTTCTCCGGCAACTTCTCTGTCTGTTAGGTCTTTTAAAAAACTTAAAGGATCTAAATTTTCATGGTGTGGATACGGCTCATGTGTTGGCATACGTTTCATGATGGATTCAATCTTTGCTCCAGCGACTTCTGTTGGATTTTGGAACGTTGTTAACTTTTTAGTTTTAACAGCAACTTTACTATCGCTGTTCATGTAAATTTTTCCAGCAGTTTCTATATGTTCTGCTCCGCTACTAATATGAGATGTGTTTGCACTAGTAATTTTAGTGTCTGCTCCGCTAATAATGTCAGTGTTTCCACCACTTTCAATGTGTGTTCCGAAACCTGATTTAATGTTAACATTTCGCTTTGCTTCTAAATTGATGTCTCGGTCTGCCAAAATATTTAAATCATTTTTAGTATGGATACTAATGCTATCATCGGCGAATATATCAATTTTGCCGTTGCTGGTTAATTCTATCCAGGTTGTTCCTTTAGCGTTGCCAATATAAATTATATCTTCACTATTATGCAGTAGTATTTGATGCCCTGTACGAGTTCGAAGTCTTACTAACTCGTTATGCGGTACTGCGTCATTACCGCCTGTTGTAACATAAGCAGGCGGTCCTTCGCCCGGCAATGTGCTTCTAGCAAATTTAGTGTCACCGTCATCCATGACAAATGTAGCGCCACCTAACTTGCTAACAGGCATCTCTGCTTGTTCATCTGACGACCCAATAGATTTTTTTGGTGCCGCTTGATCTATCGGTCCCGGTGTACTAATGCCGAATACTTTGCTAGGAGTTTCTCTTCTAGCACTGCTAGTTGTAATGCCGCGGATATCGTCTTCTAGCAATCCTTGTTTTTCAAAAACTGTTGCAAGAAGATGTACTGCTTTAGGTAATTTAGTTGTTGGTGTTCCTGGATTTTCATTGGCATTTTGATTTGGTTCAACTACTGGTAATCGTTTGCCTTCTTCCTGAGCATTAAAATTTGTTGCCGCAATACCAGGAACCATAAAATTCTTTTTTTCGTCTGGTAAGGATCCAATCCATATTGCCTTGCCGCTATTGCCTTCTAAAAACATAACAATAACAGTAGAACCAATTTCAGGAGTTGGTACCCACATGCCCCATGCTTTTTGTGCATCGTCGTATGTGTTTGTTGGCCCGTTAAATCTTGCACCTGTCGCGCCCCAGTAAGAACTTATAAAAGTACAATTAACTGTTTCGCCTGGCACAGGTTCTCCAGTAAATCCTGTCCTTAATATTTGTACCCAGATTTTGTTTGTATAATCAGGATCTACATTATCAACAACAATACCCCGGAAAGGCCCTGGGTTATTTTTTTCTTGTGACCCGTCAATTGGCCGTCTATCGCTAAAATCTCCGTATGACATTATGCACCGCCTCTTGGTCTACCCTGTACAGCAGGTGCAGTTTTCTTTATATCAAAAGTATAGTCAACTGTATCTTCTGGAAGAATTCTTCGTCTCTTTGCTTCAATGGATTGTGTAAATTGGCCGTTACTAAACTTGTGTATAACTTTTTGAACTTTGTATAAACCTGTAAACTGATCTGCACGTTTGCCGGCCATTTTGTATAATCCTGTTCCTTGGTTTACATCGATTGGTGTTTTAAAAGTAAACAGCATATCAACTTCGCCGTTTTGATAATTGACAGTACCGTCTTTATTAACATTAAAGAAATCTGTTGGGTCTGAATTATAATTGCCTAGACCATTTCCTGACAACCAATAAGGATCGCCCATAATGTCCATTTCTAGTTTTGCAAAATCGCCACCGTAGGTAATAGCATCTTGGAACACTCGCACTGAACGATCCTCTACAGTTTCTTCGCCGCCAGAACCACGATTATCTGTACTAGTATTTGTTGCAAAATAGTTTACCATGGAATTCCAAAAACTTTGAGGGTCTGCGGTCGCTGATCCTTCTGGCAATTCTATCACGGTAGGCTTTTCTTTTTGTTCGCTGTTTGCCTGGCTTGCTACTGCATCACCTGTGCCTAGTCCGCCAGGAATCAAAGCAGTGTTGAATTTGTTATCAAAATCAATGTTAAATTTAATTACTTCTGTATTTTTACCTGTATAGATATAGTTGTAAACTTTTGCACACTGTTTTACTAATTGTTTAAATTTAGAACTTTTAGTGCCAACAATTGGCATGTTTGTACTATGCACTTTATAAGGAATAACCTTATAAACAATGATCTGCGGTTTGCGGCCTAATTTTGCATTAAGTTCATCTGTATCAACATGATAAACTTGCGTTTCAATTCTAAACCAGTCTCTAAAGCCTAGATCGTCTGGTTTATTTTTTAAAGAATCTTTTACATATTTGCTAGTCAATATTACCTGTGTGATAGCATTTTGTATGTTAGAATTTTGAGGAATGGTATATGCAGAAACTTTAGGATTTGACGTAACTGCTGATTGTTCAACTTTGCCATCCACTACAACTTTACCCGGAGAAGTTGCTGGAGTTTTTGCAGTCTTATTGTTACCGTACTCTAGGTCGGCACTACCAATAGCATTGATAGTTCCTTGAATTAGTGTATTATTAATCGAACTACGATTAACTTGGAGCTTGGCAAATATTCCAGCATCTTCTGCTAGTTTTACTTTAGGAGCTTCTGCCGCCTTTCCAGCAGAATCTTTTTCGTCTTCTCCTGGTTGAGATGCTACGCTAGAAGAAATATTTGGAGGAAATAAAATAACAATCTCGTCTGATGTAGGTAAACCAGCCGCACTTGCGGTTTCTCGTAGTCTATTATTAACTACTGATTGCAAACTGCGCGGTCCTGTTTGTAAAATTTCTTGAACAGTACTACCTGCTATGGTTGTTTCTGTTATTAATCTAGAATTAGATTGCAAGTGTGCAATGTCTGCGGCTGGAATTGCTTTGCATCGATAAGTTGCTCCGCCTTCAGTTACTGACATTTTTAATTCTGTAATTTTTATCGGTATATATTTTGAGTGTTTAGGAAGAGACGACATAATTCCGTTTTGGTCTGCTCCTTTAAATTCAATTTTTAATAAAAATACACATTGTCTAAAACCCAATGGATACCCGGCCTTAAATGCGGCTTGCGATAGTGTAACTGGAAACATGCCCATACTATACGGTTCAGTAATAGTAAATTCTATTTTTGTAGCATTTGTATTACCAACTCCTTGTTGTGCGCCTATTAAGCTGTTAATTACAAGATCGTCTAGATAAAAATCAAAAGCGCCAAATTTAGTTTTAATTCTATTGCTAGGATTGCCACCAGCAGACTTTAATACTATTGGCAATAGTCCATTTTGCAAATAAGTCGACTCCGGTGAATTAAGTGAACGAGTGTCCAGCGCCGCTAGTGTAAAATTGTAAGTATAACTGGCAAATTTATGTAACGGATTAAGCATTGGTAACTTAAATCCAGATAAGTTAATCAGTGTATTGGCAAGCCCTGCTACACCAACTGCACTATTAGCTACACTTAGTACTGACGCAGATCCGCTAGTAACAGTAGGTTTATCGGTAGCCGGTGCAGTTGGTGAAACAGCTGACGAAGTGGCTTCACGATCATTCATTGAAGTAGCCATTTTATAATCCTAGTAATTCTGTCAACGAGCTATTCTTTGGAATGTAGATTTGTGTTCCAGCAACAAAATCTAATATTGGATCTTGCAATACGTCTAAATTTCTTTGAATGAATACCCACCATAGCGCAGATTCCCCATAGAGGTCATGTGCTAATAAATCGGGTCTATAATTATATTGTGGTTGTATAGTGTATAAAAAATCGTCAGAGTCTGCACTAACTGTTCTGATGCGCAGTATATCAAGATAATTTCCACTGATAGGTGTTAACGACCATGGACTAAAACTATTATATGTAGCCGCCATATTAAATGAATCCTGTTCCGCCAGTCATGTAGCCGCCAGTAACAAACTGGTCCAAGCTAAACTTACGAACACTTGTTCGACTGTAAGTTGGTTTTAATGTAACTGTAAATGTACTCTTTGTAGGTACGTGTGTTACGCCGCCACTAACTGATCCACCGACGCCAAATGTTCCTAATAGTCCTGCGATTTGTCCTAGCGTTCCACTAACATCGCTTACTTGTTGAAGTCCAAAATTATCAGCAAGGCCGCCTAAATTATCAGCAAGGCCGGCGATTGCACCTGCCGCGCTACCAACTACATTACATCCAATGTAGTCACAGTCTTTGTCAAGTGCGAGAGAAAAATTAGTAATGATTACTGGAACATTTTTAAAAACATACGATCCATATCCGTTAAGTTGTACAATAGGAGGAGGATTGCCGGCCTTTGGATCATTTCCTGCAAACATTTTGGAAATACTTCTTAAATAATGCAGTGATGCTATCCAATACAAGGCTTCTTCGCTAGTTTCTGCATACATTGGAGCAGTAACAGTAATAGTGCCAGGGTCGCTGTTCTTAAACGCATTGAACGGATAGTTATTATGTATTGGTGTCACTGGCGTATACGTACTATTTTGTTGAATATTAATTGTTGGTGTATACGGAAAAATTAAGCCGCCTGCTTCTTTCAAGGGTTTAAGGACTGGGCTTGTTCTAAAGGATGGCCATTTGGGTAAACTAAGTCTTACACGCCAGTCATTGCTAGGAGCATCTCCTCCTCCAAAACTAGCTATTGCACTGTATATGTCACCGACTGCTTCGCCAGCCGCTGGCAGTCCTACCGATCGTATGCTTTCAGTAAGATTAGTAGTATCTAAACTACCTAATACTGAACCTAAATTTCTTGCTGTATCAAATGCGCCAAACACTGTTTGCGCACCTGCAATCGTTTGGTTTATACCTTGTGCTGAATTGAATAGACCCATAATATTTGGTTCTCCTGATACTCTATTTATTTGACTTTAATATGTGCGTAGTTTATAATTTACTTTACGAGGACTCTTTTAATGACAACAAAAATTAACTATTTGAATAATAAGGACATGCTTTCCGAAATACACAAAAGCAAAAGTTCTTACTGTAGTTTTACTAAACCAGAATACCATCAATATGATTTAATTGTACCAAGTTTGGAGAAAATTAACATCCGGACGGTAGCAGAAGCCAAACGAAACCAAGCAAAACGCATTGGGGATGCTGAATATCAGCGCCGTAAAAAAGCCGGAGAAAAGGTTAAACAAGCAGATTGCGAAGTAGACTATAAAAAAATACAAAAAACAGATTTAGTATTTAGAGTCATGACATTTGATCATATTCCGCTAAACAATACTCGAAAGAAAAATCCAAAAAGCCTAGCAGATCACAGAGATAAGGTAAACTTCCCTCCTTTCCAACATTGGAAATTCAACGACGAAGACGAACTAATCTGCGTAGGTAAAAGTCATTGGAAGGGCAGTTTAGAAAAAGGTAAATTTGACAAAGATGCTGGCTGTATCACAGATACATTAGCTCGCATGATGATTAAATT